CAGGTCTTTCGCCGGAATCACCAGAACAGCCGTTCCTTAACGAGTCTTCTCATTGAGTCTCTGACCACTAACAGCTTTAACTGCGAGTCTTCCTGTCTCCAGGTCTCTAGGTGCTAATTAAAGAATAGCCAGACAGATATTAGGTATAATACCCAAAAGTCGGTCGCTCTTTCAAGTAAGAAAGATTAGACCGTCTCCCGGTATTCTCCAATATATATCTGAATATAGGTGAAGCCTTTTCCCTAGCCATCTCCTCTCGTCTGCTTTTAATAGAACCAATAGACCATCGTCGACGTTGAGATTCAACTCTTTCCAATAATAAAAGAGCTGCCTCAACATCGTAATGATGGACTTTGGCCTGTTTAATTGCAATCCGTTCTATCTCATCTGCGAATATCGTAGGGTCAAAGCCTTCGAAGTTATCTATCAAATGAAAGATAAATTCAGAAGGATCTATGACACACAACGGATTCTTTAAGATCTCCTTCATATAAGAAGGGTAAGATCCGAAGAGTTTTAACGTTGTACTCTTACGTCACTGATCGAAATTTCTTTCGATCAATTTCGCTTGAGATAAAGCGTGTAGAACGATCATGTCCGAGAGGAGCAGTTCATTCTCTTCCGCCAAATCCTCTCGATCTTCCGACTTAGGAAGATTGAAAGGCCGCATCTCCATCCCAGCCAACTCATTTGCCATTCCCTTTAGGGAGACATATAGTGACTGAAAAGGGAGAGATACGGGACTATCCAAGTCCCACTCTTCATTTTTCGGATCCACTAGGGTCTTCAATATATCTTTCAGCGTTAACCTACCAATTTGGTAGAAATAACCTAATAGAGATATTAAAGGGAAAATCAAATCTAAATTTGATTTAAACCCAAAACGACTTAAGACTGTCTTAAGAACAGTTACGTTCCTAATTAGACCTAACTTGGAAAAATAAATAAAATTATTAATCCGAGCAGCCATCGATGACTCAGCTAGAAGCTGTTTAAAACTAATAGCCGAGACATTAACAGAGTCACAAATCATCCTTTTCGCGAATTCGAAACTGGACCTATTAGGAGATACAATCGACTTAGAAAGGTTAATACTAACCCCTAAGACTTTTGCTATCTCAAGATACGTACTAGCTAACTTCGAATCGAATATAACTAGATCATCTCCTAAAATCTCATATTGAAGTTCTCATCCTCTCCTTCCCAAAAGGAACGAAGAGTATTGAAGAATTCAATGATGAGTTATAGCTAACATAGCCCATGAAGAGTAAGCTCCCATAGGTTGTCCTACTGCATATCTAACAGGTTTACCCCAAGTCTTATCCTTAGAATAATCCGGGACATAATAATCACGGTCCACCAGTAATTGTTTTCACAATTTTCCGATGGGTTTCGTAAGTATCATGTCCAAGATTCTTCATTGAATAGATATGGGTAACCTGTCTGTGGCTGAAGAAAGATCAAAAGAATATGCGCAACCGGATACCTTTGACTTTTCGATACTTCGTTTTACTGAAGCATCTTGGTCAAAAGTACCATCATTAGGAATTAGTTTTATTAATTTAAACAATTCCTCATGAAGCGGTTTTAGCACATTCTGAGTTCAGAAATCAACCATAGCAAAGATACGCAGCTTCCCAGCTGCCTCTTCCTTAAAACTTAACTGGCCAATTAGACCAGAATAGTTCTTCTTCTTAGTAGGAACTCATGGAATATCAAGATTACAATATCAACCATCTTTTAAGATTGTTGATTTTGCTTTCTTGTTTTCACGATGTTCAATACTAGGATAAAAATAATCAGCAATGTCCATGACCTGAGAGAATACTTGATTCATATACTTATTACCAACTAATTTTAGGTACTCGTCTAAACAAGTAGCTAAATTATTAGAACGTAATAGTATAAGGTCAGTAATCATCCCATGTCATGACACGCTATTAGAGGGAGAAGCAGATTGGATAAAGGATAACTTCGAGACATATAGATTTTGATTTAAAACTCAGTCTTTATAACCTATCAAAGGTTTAAAATAATTACTGAATAATCGATTATCTATAAACTCCTCAATGTATCTTAATTGTCCCACATCTCCATTAAAAGGATCTGTAATTGGGCTAATCTTAATCGAATAGCTTGATTCACAGATTCTATAAATAGAGAATAAAGACAATCAGAACTGGATAGTTGGTTTGTGAGAATTTCGAATTTTCTTCCTATCTCCTTTTGGTATAATAAAAGGTAAACCATTTATTAACCGAGGGAGAGGAAGATCATTCTCAATCTCACGAAGAGAATCTAACCTATTATCCCCAAGATATCTCTGTAAGCAAACAAAAGAAGCCTTTAACCATTTTATGGCTAGATCGCTTCCATGCTGCTTATAGATC